GCTGTAAATAACAAGTTTATTCAACGGGATACAGCCATTAATATGTTCGCCTTTGTGGCCGGTTATTTGGGCTACGAGGTGGACGCCAAAGCGGAAATTGACGCGGCAACGAAGGCGCTGCCGGATAACGCGACGGATTATGAGGCGCTGTTAAAAGCGCACGAACGAGTGACGAGCAATGAGCAATGAGTGTAGGGATTGATCCCCGAGCAATCCGCAAGACGGCGCGCACGGGGTGCACGCCCTACGGAAACACGGAGTAAGCGAGTGACGAAATACGACAAACAGGTAGAGAAGCTGATCGCACAGGCGGAAAGTATGCAGGAGACGCAGGTGGCTAAAGCCATCCGGCAGCTCAATACCGCCCGCAAGCAGATCGCCGCCACAGTCGCCACAACCGACTGGGAATTATATCATCTGCCCCGTCTGCAATCCGCGGTGGACAGCGCCATGCAGGACTTTGCCGCGCATTACGCCGACGATCTGTCGGCCGACCAGCTTGATTTTTGGAAATTCGGGCAGACGATGGTGGACGCGCCACTGGCGGCAGTCGGCATTACGGCAGTCATCCCGGCCATTGACACCAACATGCTGGTTGCCATGCAGAGTTACTCCAAGCATCTGGTCCAGTCCCTCGGAGCGGATGCAGCGAATAAAATCTATAATGAAATCGCGATGGGTCTTATGGGACAAAAGACACCCTTCGAGGTGATGCAGGCCGTAGGCGCCAACCTCAAAGACAAGGGAATTTTCAATTCCATCGCCGCGCGGGCGGAAACCATCACCCGGCAGGAATGCAGCAGAATCCTGGAGGCGGCCAGCCAGGCACGCATGGAAAAAGCGGCGGAAGTTGTGCCGGGATTACAGAAGATGTGGCAACACGGCAATTCCCGGGTGCCCAGGATTTCACACCTGGCCGCGGTCGGCCAGATCCGCGACGTGAACAAGCCTTTCATGGTTGGCGGAGAGGCGCTGATGTATCCGAAGGATCCGGCAGGATCCCCGGGGAACACGATCAACTGTAGCTGTTACACCGTGCCGTATAGGGCCGGGTGGTCGGAGGATAACAAACAAGCGGCGTAGGGATCGATCCCAGATCGATCCGCTAAATAAACGGCGCGATCAGGGATCACGCCCTACAAAAAAAATTAATAGGAGGAATAAGATCATGGCGCAAGCAGAAGAAAAAAACACAATCGGAGACAAAACAATCGCGGCGGGATGCGCGGCATACGGCATTGATAAAAAATATGTCATAAGCAGCCGCTATGACGAAGCGGCTAAAACGGCCATCATTGTAACCGCCGGCGGATCGAAGGTGCGGTATCAGGAAGGCGACAAGGTTATGTCTTTGGGTGAGATCGCCATTACCGGTATTAACCCGGCCAAGCGCAAAGTTATCGCGGGCGCACCCAAAAAATAAACGTGCTAAGCGGGCACCCCGTGCACGATGGAGGGAAGCATGAAAAAGAAAAAATTAGACATGATCAAGGCCAGACGTCCGGAACTCCTGAAGGATAAGGATGAAACCACGCTTACCGATCAGGAAATCGAAGCCCTGGCGCGCATGGCCGAGTTGAGTCTGGACGATATCCGGGAGTTGCTGAGGGCAGCTATTCATGAGCGGTTTGATGTAGGCAGAACGCAGACGGATGGAGGAATGATCGTAGATAAGTCCGCCTATATCGAAGAGGTTTATCCGTCCTATGTGATTTATTCTCTCGACGGCAAGTATTTCAAAATTGCCTGGTCGATCATGGACGGCAAAGTCACCCTGGGAGAGACGCCGGCGCCGGTAGAGCAGACATGGGTTGAAGCCAGATCCGCGCAGGCCGAATCCGACGAGGGCATCGAAATCCTCATGCGACTGGACGCGGCGAAAAACATCGAAGGCAGCGCCTGGGACGTCCTCATCTGCGAGCCCGGCTTTACCAAAAACGGCTGGTTCATTCCGGATGAAGCGCTGCGGGTTGTCGCCGACGAAAAGATGTTTGAAAACGTGGATGTCAACCTCTTCGAGCTGCCGACAACAGGGGCCACGCACCTTCCTGATCCGCTGTTCGATATCAAATCTCTCCTGGTCAAAAGCAAGGTCGGATGGATTGACAACGTCAAGCACGCGGCGGGAATCGGACTCCAGGGCGTGCTGCATTTTCTGGATTCGGCCAAATGGCTCGGAAAAAATCTCCTGGACGCCAAAACGAAGGGCGGCGCTGTTTACGGGCTTTCCTACGATTGCCCGGTGCGCGCGGCAAAGGCGGTTGTGGAAGGAAAAGAGGTCTTCAAAATCAATAAATTTTTATCCGCCGACTCGGTGGATATCGTAACGAGGCCCGCGGCAGGCGGGAAATTTAACCGGGCAGTGGCCAGTGTGCCAGCCCATAACGAGGAGGATGTTATGAAGAAAAAAATGATCGATTTGATCAAGCAGAAAAGACCGGACCTCCTGGACGGGAAGGATGAAGCGGCACTGACCGATCAGGAAGTGGAAACACTGGCCCGGATGGCAATGGACCCGAAGGACGCCAAAAAACAGGACGACAAAATTGATGCAGCCAATTTTGTCACCAAAGAAGCGCTGGACATTTACCGCTGCGAGCAGTCGCTGGATAAAAAATTGTCCGACACCACGCTCGGCTTGCCGCAGGTCTCCGTGGATCGTATCCGGGCGCAGTTTACCGGGCGCGCGTTTGCGGCGGAGGACCTCGACAAAGCCATTGCCGGCGAGAAGGAATACCTCGGCAAATTGACGGCCGCGCAGACCGCCGCCACCCCCAGCGGAAGCATCACCGGAGGACTAGGCTCGTTCGAGCGCGCCTGTATGGCAGCCGACCGGATGTTCGGCTTGAAAAAAGAGGACATGGTCAATATGGCCAAGATGACCCGCCTGGACAACAAGCGCCTTTTCGAAGACGTTCGCAACGTCCAGGATTATACCGATTTCGACAGCGTCCCCGCCTTTGGAAGCATCCGGGAAATGTATACCTATTTCACGGGCGACACGGAAGTGAACGGACGGTTCAACCGCAAGGCGCTGGCCCCGGAACTGCGCAGCTCGATGGACATCACCTCCGCGACATTTTCCTATGTCCTGGGCAATACGCTGTCGCGCAGACTGGTCGGCATCTACCGGGCGATGGCGTTCCTGGAAGAGAAGATCATTTCCATCAAAAAGTCCGTTAAGGATTTCCGCACGCAGGAAGCCGTCCTGGTCGGCGGATTTGGCGATCTGGCCACCGTGGATCCGGAATCCTCGGACTATGCGGAAATTGCCGGCGTGACGGACGAAGAGTCCACCTACTCCATCGGGCAGAAGGGCAACCTTTTGACGATCACCCGCAAAACCATCGTCAACGACGATATCAGCATCATCCAGCGGCTGATCGACGGTCTGGGCCGCGCGGCGCGTAGAACCCACGCCAAGTATGTCTGGGCGCTCATCACCGGCAACGCCAACTGCTCCGACGGCACGGCAATTTTCACGTCTCCGCACGGCAATCTGGGCGCGACGGCGCTTTCCCATGCGACGGCGCTGGTCGCCTACAAGGCGCTGGCCAAGATGACCGAAAAAGATTCCAGCGAGCGGATTGGCCTGCTTTCCGACGCCAGCATTAAGCCCAATTTGTTCGGCCCGATTGACATTATGGAAACCGTGGCGCAGATCGCGGAGGACGAGTATTATTTCAGCACCAACGATCTGACCGATAAAGTCCGCAACCCGTTAAAAGGCAAAATCGCCGGCATTGTCAACCCGCTGATGACCGACGCCAACAACTGGTATCTGCTGCTTCCTCCCGAAGTGATTGATCTGATTGAAATGGGTTATCTCAACGGGCGCGAAGAACCGGAGTTGTTTGTGGCCGACGGCGTCCAGTCGGAGCAGGTCTTCGTAGCGGATAAGGTGCGCTATAAAATCCGCCATGAGTATGCAGGCGCGAATATTGATTATCGCGGCGGTTACGGTGCGATAGTGACGTAAGCTCATCGTCAACAGGTGATTGGCCGGCGCGGATTTTCCGCGCCGCCAGTCTAAGAAAAAACATCAGATTTTTAGGAGGCAAAAATGAAAAAACAGTTTAAAATGTTGAACATACTGCTTGTTGCCGTATTGATGGCGGCGCTCCTGTCCGCGCCCGCCCAGGCGGCATCGTATTGGAAACAGACATTTCTGCGCGTAAGCGCTACGGCGGGAGAGACCCTGGCGGTCGGCAACGTCGTAACCATCAAAGACGCCGATGGTTATGCCTACAAGGCAGACGCCGACGATTCAGCCCTGCGGCCCGCCGTGGGCGTCATCGGCAAAGGCGGCGCATCCGGCGCGACGGTGGAAATTATTGTATCCGGCATTTTAGCCGGGCAATCCGCATTAACCGAAAGCGGTCCCGGTTATTTATCGGCGACCGCCGGCGCTATTACACAATCCGCGCCGGCTTATGCCCAGCAAGTCGGCTATGCCGTCTCGGCCACGGAATACGTGATCAACTGCCAGAATTATTTTGACAGCTCCAGCCTGACGGCACTGGGCACTCTGTCCGGGGCCTCCCCGCTGGTGCTGGAAGGCGCGACGGCAAACGATTATGAGACCACCATCGCCGTGACTGATCCGACGGCGGATCGCACCATTACGATTCCGAACAAAACCGGCCAGGTTCAGCTTGCCTCGGCCGCCAGCGCCCTGACGCCCGCAGCGGCGGTGACCCTGACGGTCGGCCTGTCCAATGTTTATACCGATCTGGTCACGGATAACCAGGATCAGACGATCACGTTCTCCGGCGCCGGAACGGCAGGCGACGAAATTACAATCATTTTCACGACGGCCGGGACGGCGGATGAGGCGATTACCTTCGAAGCTACACTGGTATCGTCCGTCGGCACGCTGACTCTTGGAACGACTACCGGGAAATATTATGTCGTCCGTTTCATAAGCGACGGCACACACTGGTATGAGGTTTCCAGAACAGCAGTTCAAACCTAAGATTGACGGCGCGGTCGGGGACCGCGCCCTACTGGCGGAAGGAAGATTCCGCCGGTTTTCAGGGACGATCATGGATGAAATGGCCGTCCCCGGAAACCGGCGACAGGCCGGGGGAAAAAAGTTGTCGCAGAATACATTACGCTGCAACGGAGGTTATAAAATGATCAAACGCGCGAAAATCGTTTTTAAGGCCATTAAAATAAAAAACGGGAACAGGCGGGCGTCCGGAGGGGCGAAAATGGCAAGGAAGGCGGCTATTGCTATTTTTCTGGCGGCTCTTGTTATGGTTTCGGCCCTCATTTCCACCGCGCAGGCGGCAGATCGCAAAACGAGGGTGGTCAGTTTCCTCTCATCCGGACTGAAAACAGCCGCAACGGCACAGTCTTCCGCGTTTGACGTGTCGGCTTATACCGAGGGGCAGATTTTTATAGACGTTACGGCGGAGGCGGGGACTTCCACGCTGGACGTTATCGTGCAAACCTCGCCGGATAATGTGACCTGGTACACGCACACCACCGTAGCGCAGATCACCGCCACCGGGCAGACGCGGGCGGCGGTGAGTAACTTTGGGAATTATATGAGGATTGCTTACACGGTCGCCGGCACGTCGATGACGTTCAGCGTGGTGGG